CCCCATTCTTTGAAGTTTTCTGCTGACCTTATGGATGCTACTGTGTCCTGGTTTAAGGTACCCCTGCGTTTTCGTTCGCTAGCTTGGTACTTCTTTGGAAGTATCAAGAGGGCTCGCGATTCGTATGGATGCTTTATCCCGGGATGTCGTAGAACCAAAAGGTTTGTGTCGAATGTGGAGCTCCTTCGGAGATTGCAATATGCAAACTCCGTTGAGATCCGCTATCGACAATTCATCAGAAATTATTACTCCATTGAATGAAACTCGCGACCTCGCCCATCCCAAACAGCAGATGGGTGGCTGATCTTTCGAAAGGAGAATCGTAGTAATGTCATTCGTACACTATGCCAAGAAGGAAGTATTTCCCACTCTTGTTATACGTGACCCGTTTGGCAATACTACGACTTACTCGCTCGGGAGCTATTCCTCTGGGTTTTTAGAAATCTCTAAAGCCGAGTCTGTTAGACGTCCTAGACCTATCGATCTGAATAGCCTTTCGGCTCTTACCGGATTCGGCGGTCACAGTGAGGAGGACATGAATTATGGCTCCCTCACAGCGACGACCGTATCGGGTGGTTACAGTTATACGTACAATGATATGAACTCTCAAGGTATTTTTGCTGTCGGTCGAAGCGTGAATGCCCCTGAGCCTGACTGGGAGACGTCTTTACGTCTCGCAGTTAAGGATCAGAAGGTAAATCTCGCTCAGACCTTTGCAGAATACCGTCAAGTTCAGAACATGTTCGCCTCTAACGCAACCACCATCGCAAAGGCCTTGCGTCAACTCACGCGCGGCGATACAAGGGGGGTCTTTAAGACCCTCGGAGTAAAACCGAAGCAATTACGCGGAACCATATCCAACCGTTGGTTGGAACTGCAATATGGGTGGAAGCCTCTTGTCAACGACCTTTATGGCGCTGTCCAAGAACTCCAGACTGCCTTTGAGCGTCCTCGTATTAGGAAGGTTACTGCCAACGCGAAGACTGAAGCCCGCAATGTGCGGACTCAGGTCTTTTACCTTGACGGTCGCCAACTTAAAGCGATAGACACTGATGAGGTATCGATCCGTGTAAAAGCAATCGTGCAGATGACTTCTTTATCTGCACAGCGCTTGGGATTCACCAACCCAGCAGCACTTGCTTGGGAACTACTACCGTATTCCTTTGTTGTCGATTGGTTTATTCCAATCGGCAACTGGCTTAACGGCCTGGATGCGTTGGTGGGAGTCGAGCAGTGTTACGGGACGGTGTCGAGAAAGAGTAAATACATCTCGATAAGTAACATAGGGGGGTATTACTACGTGAGGTCGTATGGTCGGACAGTCTTTGAAAGTCTGCCCGGTTCCAATTCGATGCCACGATGGAAACCTTCCCTAGGTTTCGGACGAGTTGCAAATGCTCTTGCTCTACTATCTCAGTTAAAGAGGTAGATTCCTTTCACGTAGTTTTATACTCCTAAAGGAGCACTCAGTGAGTGAAGCAGTAATCATGACCGTTGATAACGGTGCTGACACGCCTGTGTCAGTCACGTTCGAACCTGAACTTGTTTCAGGGGGAAACGCCACCTTTCGTGACAAGACGGCCGGAGTCTCGAACCTCATGCCTCGCATGAAGTCCGTTACTTCGTTGGCTACGGCCAGCCGGCCGACTAACAGGGTTACCTTTCAGGTTTCCCTGCCGGTCTCGAAGACGGTGGACGGCGTTTTGCAGCTGGACTACATCCTGCGCGCAGATTGCCAGTTCGTCCTGCCGGAACGCGCGACCCCGGCCGATCGCAAGAATCTTCTTGCTTTCGTCCGGAATGGCCTCAATGAGGAACCCGTTAAGGGAACCATCGTTGACGTCAGTCCCATTTGGGGTTAGCCGTGAACGATGATGACCGCGTACCCAAGAAATTGGGAAAACGGTCTTTACCTAGAAGGCGGAGCGATACGTGGTTGCATTTTGCAACCATTGTAGCGTTAGCCCTCCAGGTCATCGTAGCAGCTTTCCCCGAGGTATGTCAGCAATATAGCCCACAAAGGGTTATAGAGCGCATACTGGGTAGGTAGCTTCCGAAGCTATCTACTTTAGGTTCTGACTGGTGCGCCAGTGACACTGGATAGGGGTTACCCTATTTCCATTAACCATCCGTTAGGAGGTTAAATTCAATGTTTCACATTGAATGCAAGGCTTACTTGAAGATCTGTGAGTCAATAGATACACCGGTTAGTTTAGCCTGCGCGCTGATGGTGAAGTATGAGGAGTGGGATCAACTTGTCGAAAGACAAATCGACCCCCTTCATTATACCAATCCCAAACAGTTCGCAGACGACTATCTCGTTGTTTCTATTCTTCGGAAGAACCATCGTGTACCAACTTCTTTCGATAGAAAGAAGAACGCATACGAGAAGTTCTTTGACTCAGAGCGCATTTGTAAAGAAACAAATGAACGAATCCGCGGATTTGTTGATGGCACCATTACGGTGTCACCAGAGATTTCCCACGTGCTTGAAAAGGCCCGTGACATCATCTGGCAAATCCTTGGACCTTTAACACGGTCCAAACTTTCGTTTGCGGAAGAGAACATGCGTTTCGGCCCAGGTGCGACAACGTCGGTTTCTGGACGTGACGTAACACCTTCAAGAAAATTCACAAGCTCGTTGCATGTGACGCCTCGGTTGTATCCTTATTGGCACAGTCTTGTTCCACGTCTGTGGAGGACTGCTGTGCACGATGTTTCTCTTCGTGCCGCTTCTAAGGTTACTAACGTTCCCAAGGATGCTAAAACTGATAGGATTATTGCAATAGAACCTCATTTGAACATTTATGTTCAACTGGGGACTGGAGCTTTAATCCGAAAGCAGTTGAAGCTCTTTGGTGTCGATCTAGATGACCAGACCAGGAATCAAAAGTTGGCTCGTTCAGCCCTTGAGGCTGGACTTGCTACGATTGACCTGTCCTCTGCTAGTGATACTGTTAGCAGGGAACTGGTTTGGTTACTTCTTCCGTTCGAATGGGCAGCTTTTCTTGACCTTTCGCGTACTGAGTACGCGTCGATCGAGGGAACTGAGCATCGATTGGAGAAGTTCTCTTCAATGGGTAATGGCTATACTTTTGAGTTGGAGACGTTAATCTTCTTCTCATTAGCAATGGCTTGTTCCCATTGTCGAGGTGGAGTGAATGCCTATGGCGATGATATTATCTTGCCTGCAGCATCTGCTCCCATCTTGATTGAGGCATTAAACTTTCTCGGGTTTAGTGTCAACGATCGTAAAACCTTCCTGGCAGGTCGGTTTTACGAATCTTGCGGACAGGACTACTTTGACGGAGTAAATGTGCGTCCCTTCTTTTGGAAGGGGATGAGGGATGATACCACTATGGTTATATACCATATGGCAAATTCCTTACGCAGATATGCTCACATGCGACATGCTCAGATGGGATGCGATTCTCGCTTTTTACCTGCTTGGCTTTACCTAGTTTCTAGGTTGCCAGACAAGGATAGGCGAATTCGTATACCAGATGGGTATGGCGATGGGGGCCTCATCAGTAATTTCGATGAGGCACGCCCGTCAAGGGCCCGGCACGGTGTTGAAGGTTATGAAGTGGAATGTTATGTCGCTCAACCCAAAATGAGAAACTCTGAGCCGTTAGGGCTCTTAGTTTCAAAATTGGTTATGGAGCAGCGTGATGCGCCACCTCTATCCAACAATGCCAGTGAAACGCCTAGGATGAGACCAGTACGGTCTCAGCTGAAGGCGCTTCGCCGCTTACCCTCCAGAGCCTCTTTAGGGGATGAACCCGTGAGAGG